CCATAACAAACGGAATCTCATCCTCGTAACCTTGTAAAGGATTACCCGAATAGTCCATTGGATTGTCCAGAATAATCATACCCAGCGTAACCTTTACACGTTTGATGCTGCGAATAAGATTCTTCGTAGCCTCTGGTAAAGATTGGAAGTCTTCAATGTAACCACTAGGTCGGCCCAAGTTGAACTTACCTGTGGTATCTTTTAGATCCCCATTCAAACTATTAGACATGAGACTTTTGTTCATTGTCTCTGATGCTGAATCCCAGCGCTGCCACTGCTGACGCTGTGCAAACACACGAATAGATGCCTTGCGAGTATAGACAACTTCCCCGTCAGGCATTGTTACTTTGAATGCACCTACAGGTACGGTGATCTTCTCATCATCACCAATAGATACGGTGATAGGATTGTGAACCTGTGCTACACGAGCAAGGGTTGATGCGGTGGGTGTAGATGACATTCCCATTGCCTCTGATAAAGACATACCATCTACGGATAATGCTACTGATGTACTCATATTTATTTTCCTTTGTTGAGTTTGTCGGAAGTGAAGTTATATCATTAAACGTCTTTTGTGTCAAGCCAATTAGGACCAATCTTGGCTTCTAATAACATAGGCACATTCATTTCTACGCCGTATGCTTCGTATATAATTTTATCTAAGTCCTCGTTAAGATCTGTTATCATTTGTATTACATAGTCTGTCTCCTCTGGATGTACATCTACCACCATTGAATCGTGCACTGTATTCACAACCTTAGATTGTAAGGGCATGAGTCTGTGCTCTAGCTCCATAAGAATGACAGGAGTGACATCCCCTGTGGCAAAGCCCTGCACTGGATAGTTTTTTATGGTAGTAAAATTAGTAGGTGTGCCATTCATACGTCTCTCTGTATTAGGAAAAGCATACTGTCGGCCTGACACATTGGTTATCTTTTGGTAGCGAACTGCCTCGTCTCCTAACTTCTTATGCCACGCAGCTATACCTTTGTACTTCTCGTTGAAGTGCGTGTAGTACGCAGCTTCTGCCTTACTCCTGCCATACCCACTAGCGCCAAAGAGAGGGGCGAATGTATGAGCCTTAGCTTCTTGTCTGCCTGTAGGTTGCCCTGCATCAGTGATAACCTTTGCAGTGTAAGCGTGTACGTCAAACCCTGTGGCAATCTCTTCCATAGCTACCTTATCTTGAGACAGGAATGCAGCCGCCCTAAATTCAAGCTGGGCAAAATCTGCTTCCATAACGCTCCCGCCTTCCCAACGTGAAACAAAGACACGTTTTACTGGGAATGTATTACCTCGTGGCATGTTCTGCATGTTAGGGTTACGCCCACTGAACCTGCCCGTTGAAGTTATGTGCTGGGTAAGACCTACATGAAGGAATCCATCAGGCTTAGTATAAGTACGTATGCCATCAACAAAACTAGAAAGGTAAGAACTGATAGCGCTAAGCCGCTTAAGATCTGAAAGAAAAGATACTGCACTTTCCATGTTATTTGTTTTAGCCGTTGCAATAAGTGCATCCATGTTATCCTTTCCTGTACTGAAACCATTGGCACTAACCCATGACTTACTAGGTGGGAAGAAACCTAAGCCCGCCATCTCGTTTGTCTGCTGTAGCTGGTAGCCTCGTGCATCACAGTCCTTACACTTGTTAGCTTTGCTATATCGTGAACCATCTTTCTTCTTCTTGAAAGCCTTGCCTTCTCCATCACATGTAGGACAAGTGAAAGCCTTAGTCTTACGTAACAGGGTACTGTTTTTGTTTACTGCATCTTTGTACTCTTCAACAGTAGAAGTATATTCAAACAGATCTGCCCATTCCTTTTTGTTGTTTACCTTTCTACTAAACAGTACCTGAGATGACTGCTCTGGACTATTAAGATTGATAGGTGTGTCACCCATAAGTTCTCTTGTTTTCTTCTGCAGCCTTTCTTCTATCTCTGCTTTCTCTTTCTCAAACTCTTGTTGCACCACATCTAAAGCATCCTGATCTATCTTGATGCCATTCATATAGATACGAGTAAGTGTCTTACAAACGTTGAACGTGATATCCCGGATAGTGTGTAAGGACTTTGACTCAGGTGCGTTGTAGTCTACCTCAGTAGCTTTATACAAAGCTGCAGTTGTTTTTAGATCACATGATAAGTAATGTGTTAGTTCTTTTAGAGGTATCTGATTTGTACCATAGCCATCCTTGAAGTATCTCTTTAGGGTATCGTCCTTCTGATAGTACAACTCTCTACGCTTAGCACAATTGTCTAAGCTCAGTGATTTCTTTTTAACACTACCTGTAACTAAGATCTCTAAGTGATCTCCTCGCATTAGTACATACTCTGCCAGCATAGTGTCGTAGATCTTACCGTCATACTTGAAACCACTAGCCCACAGCCACGCCAAGTCATGCTGTGCATTGTGCATGATAAGTAGTGTGGTAGTATCTAATATATTCTGTACAGCCTTGAACGCATCTCCGCTGTAGTCTTGCTGCTCCTCATGATCGAACGTATAGATGTATTGACGGTGAGTGTCTACATCCTGCACACCTACTTGTGTTAGTGTATTGTCTGCCTCAAAGGGGTCCAAGTGTAGTTTGTTGTTTCGTTTGGTAGTTGTATTCTCGACATCAAGAACACGCTTCATATTAATATACCTTCCTACGCAGAATACTGCGCTCTAGCTCCATCTAACTCGCAGGGTATCTTACCATGCCAGCCACCTTTTAACTTGTTCTTAGCCAGTACAAGATAGCGCTGATTGTCTACCTCATCCTCATCCCCTAGCTCTGCCATTGAGGGGTTCTTAGATATAAGAATCATGAGGTCTGCCTCTGCAGCCTTGCCTGTTTTACTCCCTTCAAGCATAGACTGGTCTACGTTAATCCTATTCTCTGCTGCTGCAGACAATTGGGACATCCATATAATTGCTGTGTTGTATTGCTTTGCAATGTTACGTGCATGAATAGCAGCATCCTTTAGGTACACGTCTGACTTGTCACTGGTACGAGGTGCAAACTTATCACCCATATCTAGTACCACAATGTCAGGCTTGTAGTTTTTAATAGCCGCCTCTACCCATACCATGTCTTTACCCGTACTGTCATACAGATCTATGTTATCTCTGACACGTTGGTATCTTGTCGAAGCTAGAGGAAAGTTATCTTTAACTTCTTCCATAGTCAGGCTAGTAGCTGCAGTAAGATAGCGAAACGCTACACGTTCATACGCCTCTTCATTACAGAGAATGAGACAACGTGCACCCTGCTTAGCAAAACCATTAGGCCCTGCAATAAGAGACGCATGAAAGCTTGTCTTACCTGTGTTAGGTCGTGCACCTACTATTAGGAAGTGCCCACCACTAATACCCTCAACCTTACGGTGTAGGCTAGGGATGTTAAACTTCCACTGAGATTGTTTCTCGTTAGCCTTGAGCAATGTCTCAATAGATATATCACAGAAATTTAAGTTAAGGCTTGGGGTAAAGTCATCCTCGTAATCACTCAGTAGTTTTCTCAGAGGCTCAAGACTTTTCTGTGTACCATTAACATAATCAAAACCTATGTTGGCTACCTCTTCCCCTACCATCTGCTGAAAAAGTTTAGACAAAACTTCCTTGGCGATAGGCTTAGACATAGGTTCTTCTTTGCGGATCTTGTTAAAGATTTCCTTATATACTGTCTTGTTAGATGTAGTAAGTGTTGCATTGGAAGAGAAGAACAAGCCCTCTACTTCCGACACAGACAGATCTTTATCGTACTCCTGCATAGCCATCTCTACGGTGTGCTTAATCTTTCTGACATCTTTCGTAAAGAGTTTGTCTGGGGTACGAATACCCTTATGTCCCTCATAAAATTCTTTATTCATGAGAGATCTTATGAGTGCTAATTCCATCATACTTTATTGGCCTCGCTTCTTTCTATGGCACGTTTACGTTCTTCATCAGTCATGTCTGATATAGATCTACTCTTCACCTTTTCAATAAGCTCTAATGCATTTTGCCAAGGAAGCTTGAACCATTCTTTAACGTAGTCATTAGACATAGATTTGGCGAGGTCATGTACGTCTGACTCTGCCTTACGCCTGTCACTGAAATGTGCATAGCCACGCAGATGAAAGTCTCTGAAAGGGCTAGACGTTTGATATGCATTAACCCTATCCTCAACATCAATAGCCATACCAATCTTAACCCAGTCACGCCATGCAGGATTAGTCAGAGCATACACATAACCTTCCTTGATGTTAGAGTACTTACCTAACCCTTCAAAGGCGGCATCATTAAAAGATTTATATCGTCCCGGCTTATGTAAGTCATGCGTATGCGGTATGTACTTACCATTGACCCACATACGGTTCTCATTTCTTTTACGCATAGCATCTGGGCTATCCTTGTAATACTTATCCCGGCCTGTCGTATCGTTATGTTCTTTCTTATACATGTTTTTCTTTCCCTATATAAGCTGCATAGTTTATTACTCGTCCTGTATTCCACCTTGCAGCTTCTGTCTCCGCTTCTTTTTCCGTACTAAATGTGCGTACCTCTGTGTCATACGTCCAAGGATCTTCATTTCTTACTAAGGTGTATTCACCTTTCTCTATTTCAATCTGAACTGCGTACATCTTTAATCCTTTCTGATTCTAAACCTGCTTTAACTAAAGCTATAAATCCTGCGTTAAAGATAGCTGCAAATGTTTCAGGGTCACACTCTACTTGTAGTGTAGCACTGCCATCCTCATGCTCTTCTATCTCTGTTATTTTTACCTCACTCATTACTTGCTCCTATACATGGTAATAAGATAGTCTGCTTACAATAACGAGGAAACTCGTCATACGTCATGGCAATCAATATAGGTAGACCTGCTATTATAAATGCTACAATAGCTGATGCCTTAATTGCACCGTTAATGTTACCTCTCATCAGTCATTCTCCCTTAATGCGTATGCAAGTGCTTTCCACGACACAGGAAACAAGGCAATCATAGTACGATCAATCTCCCACGCAACCTCTGCTGTCTCAGCTTGTGTGTCAGGCGCACAGCGAAGCTTACACATGTCAGCAAAGGCATCCAAGCTACCTGACCAGTACCACTCAGTCATCATGCTCTGTGGCAGTACCATACGTGCTTGCTCAGGGCATACGCCTAAATCTAGTAGGTACTCATACTCAGTCATTGCAATCTCGTTAAAACCGTTGTCAGATACAGTTACTTTACCTGCGCTACCTTGCTTCTTATCAAGGCTACGCCCACGATATGTATTAGGCACATAAAACTCAGGCTCACTGTCCACATACCTACGGCTAATCTCATTCCACCGTAGGAACTTATGCTTGACTAACTGTCTAGCTACAAAGACTGGTGCCTTGATGTGGAAGCTGGCAAAGCAATGTCCGAAAGGGCTGATGTGCTTATGCTTGGCTAGGTATTGTATAAGCTTCTTATCCCTAGCTTTCATGTGTTGCTTGAAGCTGTAAGCATCCGACTCTTCATAGTCCCACTCACTCTCCTTGCCAAAGCTTACTCGTGCAGCATTAACTACAGTCAAGTCATTACCCATGTGACCTTTGTACGTTACTTCAATCATTATCTTTACCTTTATGTTTTTCTTTTCTTTTAGTTACAGGTTTTTTCTTATCAGGTATAACCTGTTGTTTATACTTAGGCTGTCTTACATCCTTAGCCATAGGATTTTGTTTATTATTAAACTTTATCATAATAACATTTCCCTTAACCGCTTTACATCGGATTGTAATCTGTATTTGATGTCATCGTCAAGCCTAAAAGCTTGTGTTCGTATGCCTGTCCATGCCTCTACCTCTCTCCTATACTGAAGTGTCTTGATCATGGCATCAGGGTCTAACGCTATGATAACATTAGAAAATTCTCCTATGTGTTCCATGTGTTCATGTCCTAGTGACGTACCCATAATAGCCAAGCCTGTGACTTGGGGTAGAAGCTTAGCAACTGTGATAGCACTTATAACATCCTCGACTATAACTGCTGTACCGTTTGGCTTACCTACTATCCTTTTGTATACACTAGCCTTTCCGGTATATCTATACCACTTTGGTATAGCATTGTGCAGTGCTCTACCTACAGCATCAATGATAGAACCTTTGTGTTTAATAGGAAACACAGCACGTTTCTCACTCACATCATACAAGACACGCTCACCTTGTAGGTCCCACTTATCTAGGAATGAATCAAGTAACGTGTATTCCCGGCCAACAGGTTCCACCACATACTCAGGTATCACCATACACTCAGGCTCAGGCTTAACGTATGCCTCTGCAGTAAGCTTAGCTTGTATCTCTGCTGCTGTCAGGTTGACATGCACTGCACCTCTAGATCTACAGCCTAGCTTGTAGCAGTTGTATATCATGGAGCCAGATCTATTTACTACAGTAAATGTATTGGAGCCACGGCATGACGGACAGTCAGATCTATGAGTCTCACCGTCACCTAAACTTAATGACTTAACGTAATCACTTATCGTCATTGGATCTCCTTTGCGCTAATGCAGCAGACGCACCACTGAATGTGTTTACCAAGTAAGGCTTAACACTCTGGGGGTTAGTGTGCCCACTGACTTGCATGATGCCAGCCATGTCTACGCCTGACTCTACCATCTCTGTAATGCCAGTACGCCGTAAGTCTCGTGCTTGTATCTCAATAGGTAATCCTGCAGCTTCCTTAACTTGATTGACTAGCACATGTATCTCTTGATCATCATAAGGTGTGTGTGCCCCTGCTCTAGGGAATACACGAGGCGCTACGTAGTCTTGGAAGTCGAAGTCTTCCTTCTGCTGTCGGAGCATCCGACACAAGCTCTCATCTGTAATAGGTAAGTGTACATCAGCCCTACGTTTACTCTGCTCTAAGTCTAGGCGCTGGGCATCTAAGTCTAGGTTGTTCCACATAAGCAGACGCATGTCACCTACACGCTGTGCCCACTCATATGCCATGTGCACGATCAAGCCAACGCTACGCCACTTCCACTCAGAGTATGCGGTATCTAAGAAGAGACGCACCTGATCCCTAGTCCATTTAATTTTACGAGGCTTGTCAGTTGTACGTTGTAATAGTGTTACAGGGTTAGAGAGCATAGCCTCGTGCCGTATGGATGTATTGAATACAATACTGAGACACGTAGCCATATAGTTAGAGCTACGTACACCATGCACAAGAAGCCACCTGTCGTATGCGGTAGTCACATGCTTGAAGCGTACATCCATAAGCTTGATGTTGCCTAACTGCTTACCCTTTTGCACAGGGGTATCGCATACCTTAGATAGGTACATCATGTAATCTTTCTGAGTACGAGGACGCAATGCAGCAAACTTAGGTGTGTGCATATAGAAGTCACATGCTTGCTTTATTGTGTGCTTACCTTTTAGTTCTACTACATTGCGTTTCGCCATTGTGGTTCCTTTCTATAACAGTCCTGTGCCCAGCCCAAAGAATATGATAGCCATGATAAACATGAAGATGTAGTTCAATAGCTTATCAAAAAAGCGGTTCATACATATCCCCCTGTGCTATACGCCCTTTGATATACTCAAGCTCACGCTCCATGTTCTCTACGTCCTCGTCGATCCACAATAGATCGTCAACGCTGCGAGCAAGATCATCGTGATATCGCTGTAAAGGTACAACATATTTATTACCTACACTTTCCATTATCTATTTCCCTTATCCATTTACACACTGGTCGTGGTTGATGTAGTAGGACACGCCAATCTCGTAGTTGTCATGGTCATACTGATACAGTGCAACCAAAGAGTCTGCAACATCCTTGACTAGCTTGTACTTATCTTCATCTGATAGCTCAACGTTATACCCAAAGTCTACAGGGATAGCTGTCAGTACATCTTTCCAGTGCTTGTATATATCATTACCTGCCTCAGTCTTCTCACCTGTCTTTTCGTAGCGCTGTGTAGTTACAAACACTACTGCATCGTGGTGATCCCATACTTTTACTTCTAAAGTTTGTGTCTCAATTTTCATATCTATCAATCCATTCTTGTTACATAGTGTCCGTTGTCTGTAGGTAATGCTACCATACCATAGGGGTAAAAGTAAACATCACCCTTCTTGAGTTTGACCTTAGCAATAGGATTAAGGTCATCATCTTCTGGATAGGTGTATGTACCATTAGGTAATACCTTACCCTTGAACTGGTACAGCTTACCGAATCCATAAGCTTCTGTCATGTGGTCTACAAGATCAAGACCTTCTTCGTCACCGCCATCTTCTACATAGTCGGCAACCCAATGCGGTAGTAAACCCATCCACTCTACGAGTTGATCTTGTGTGTAGTCAGGGTAGGCTTCTGTGTTAAGTAGTAGTCTCATAGTACATTCTCCATTGTTAATTCTTTACTGTCGGACGGTCCGTCACCAGAGTTAAACTCATAAACTGCACGAGCAAAGCCACGAGGTGTAGCACTGCGAATGTTCTTAGTCTTAGCAGACTTACCACCAAGTTTCAAGTGTTGTCTGCTATGCCCTTGCTCTGGCTCTACTGGGTCCGTCCACGGCATAGTGAACCCATTGCCTGTCCAGAGGCAAGTCTTCTTAGGATAGGCATCACGAGGTGCAATGTAGTCAGGCCACAAGGGATGCTCTGCCTCACTGTCAGTGATGTACTTGCCATACTCATAGGGGTGGAATGAGTAGTTAGGCTTACGCCACAACGTAGACAACACACTGACAGGATTCTCTATGAAGTAAGGTACGCCTAGCTCATTGAAGAACTGCGAGCACATCATGGCGTAGCTTGCTGCTTTGGTTTGGAACTCAGGGTCACGCTTAGCCTTAGCCTTGAAGTGTGGCGCACCTGATACAGCCAAGTCAGTACACACAGGAAACGCCATGCCGAATACAACAGTCTCAAACTGAAAGTTTACAGCTATCCTGTTGAGTGTGCTTTGATCGTGAAGGTCTGCATGAACATAACGGATCAGACCACCGCTATCAAAATGATCTCTGCGTATTGTTTCTGCATCATGCTGTATGTCAAAGGCATAGCAAATATATCCTGCTTCTGCCCACGGCTTGAGTGCCTCACCTGTGTAGTCATATAGGCTTAACACATACTTACCTGCGTTAGGATTTGTCATGTTATGATACCTCTTCAAACATTTCTAAAGCTTGATTGTGTGTAAGCTTCCACTGCTTGTCACTAGTCAAAGACTTAACTTGCCACGGCATTTTCTTAGCGTTGGTGTTGTACCCTACGAGAGTAACCTTCTGCCCACCAATCTCAGAGATACGAGTAGTGTCTAACTTGTAGAACTGTGCAAAATGTGTAAGCGCAATCTGCTCTTGTGTATCCGCACCATCAAGCAATACCTGTACCTTGTATGTAGCTTCACCGCCTGAGTACGAGCAGTTACCTACCTTGATAGTCACATCGTGTATGCCAGCATTATCTAATGCTTCCTGCATTGCTTCACGTATTTGTCTTAGCTTTTGTTTGTCAAACATAATGTAATCCTTTCAATGAGTTAGTGACGGACGGTCCGACAGTAAAGCCAGACCGCCCTGCTAGGGAGTGCTACCCTGCGAAGTGCTGCAAGCGGCGCTCAGTGTTACGGTTACGCTTGTGCTCAAAGTACACAGTGCGTTTGCCTAAGTGATAGGCAGTCATGCAATCGCCTAGCTCACGGCGCAAGCCACGGCTGACCACCTTACGCTTACGTGTCAGGCCCTTGATGCCAGCGAAGTTGAAGCGGAAACCTTTAGTACCATCGTTAAGTTTTTTGGTTGCGAATAATACGAACATATCATTTCTCCTGTGTGAGTTCGTTACGGATCTGGGTTAGTAGTTCTTTTAGTTTGGCATCGTTTGCCATACGTGTACTTGGCAGTATTTTTTCACACATGTCAAGTACCTTCAAGTTAAGTGCGTTAGAAATGCTCATGCTGTAAGACCTCCGTCAATCACGATAAGCTTAGGTTTCTTAGCAACAGTGCTGGGCTTTGTCAAGAGGCAGTAGATATCTGCATAGAAAGCAGGGTCGTGATCCTTGAGGTGTAGTGACGGACGGTCCGACAGTACATCCCACCACAGCATGTCGTATTCAGTAGACAACATGTCGTATATGTTAGATGCATTCTCTTCACTGCGACATGCAGCGACAAGGCAGGTATCTGCCTCATCGTAATCCATTACGCATACATAGTGCATGTTTGGTTTCATTCAGTAATATCCTTTCGTTGTTATGTCATTACTACAGCATCAACATGATAGCGTGACACTGCGTCACCAGTAGGTAGGGACTTGTTCATACCGCCACGATCAGCAACAAAGTTGCACCATGTATCCCACCAGTATTCGGAACCCTTGCGGCGGCATAGCTTGACGTACTCACGTATCTTTTTGAGACGTACTTCTTGCGATGCTTTCTTGTTGATACGCAAGGCAGACTCACTCAACCCTAACGCCCTGACATTGTGTCTGTCAAGACATGCTACTTGAAAGCCTAGCATCTGACCAATGAAGCCAGCCTTGACCATACCAATGCTAGGTATACGCATGAACAGATCTACTATAGCTTGTGCACCGTCAATGGTATCACATCCAGCAGTCTCACGTATGTTAAGCATGAGTGTATGCAATTCTACCTTGTGCTCTTGTGCATAGGTAATGCCTTGAGCCTTAGTGCTGCTGACCCACTTGGACATGATGCCATGCAGCTTGATAGACTTGCGTTGCTCTATCACACGAGACAACGGCATGTTGATCGTGCATAAGGTGAACTCAATCACGTCATACAATCCATCAGGGGATTGCAATGCGTGTTGTACGATTTCTGTGCAGTCACGTTG